AATAGTCCCCGGCATCCTTGTACTTGAACACGATGGTCTTGTATTGGTTCGGGTCCCCGTTCGTGATGTTCTGCTCTGCATTCTCATCCGATTTCTGCGACCAGTCAACCACTCCGCTGGAATAGAAGTCCACCCAAGGCTCCACGATGAGGTTCTTGGGGTCGGACGGGTCCGGCATGAAGTAGAGGTTGAACATCTTTTGCAGGTCTTGCAAGAGGTCGCTCTGCTTCACGTCAGCAGGCAGGGCGGTTCTCATGTCAACGGTGTGCAATGTTTGAGGGTTCTCCAAGCACTCCCAAAGGACGGTTGCTCCTTGAAGAATGGTCCCTCCCTGTGGAGTCGTAAACACAAAACCGAGGTTGGCCGTTGTGTTTGGCGGTATGGTTATATTGGCAAAAGTTGTTGATAGCGGACCACTAAGACCGCTTTGGTAGTTTATTACAATTCCTTGAATGACCGCAATATCCCCCGAAGTTGTGAGATTCCGTATTGACATATTTGCGAATCCATAAGCGGCAGTAGAGAATTGAGCCTGTAATTCGTAATTGACAGTTACATTCCAACGAGTCGGGAATGAAGGCGAAACAAAAGTGCTTGACGAAGGGTTCCAATAACCGGGGCGGTCGTAATAACTACCCGTTTCGTCCTCCAGTCTTATTGTTAGGTTTTGACCAAACGTCCCACTAACCGTCCCGGTACTTGCCACGAAAATCGTTGACCCCGATAAGTTCAGTATCGCTTCCCCGGCAGCGTATGGAATAACCAACTTGCCGAACCGCTCCGAGTTGAAGAACTCCGAGGTGTACCGATACCCGGCCTGTGCGAAGATGAGGTCCACCATCTTCTTCACATAAATGCTCGGTGTCATCTTGTAGAACGGAACCGCAAACCACCCTTGAGTAACTACGTCCGTGTAGCCGTAGGAATCCACCAAGCCGTAAACGTAACCGCTCGCACCCGATGCGGTCCAAGTCGCAGAAACATGGGCAGATGTCAGCGTGTGGTTCATTCCGCTGACCCCAACGGTTGTCGCAAGTAGGTTGCCCTCAATGGACTTGAACAGGCTTACGTCGTCCGAGAATAGGCCCACTTCGTAGGTAACCTCTCCCCGGATTTTGGACATGGAAATCAGTTGCAGGACTCCGCTGAACACTTGGACCCCATCCTCCCACATCGCAGCACGAATCTTCTTGTTGGGTTGGAACCCACCCACGAATGATTGGATGTTGTAAGCATGACCAAAGCAATCCCGATTTGTTGTCGTATTAGGCAACGTGATGGTCTTGGAAAAAGACCCCCTCCGCTTGGTTATGTCGGCAATGTCCTCAACCGAAAACGTCAGGGCGATGTCAATCTCGCCCATGGTATCGAGGACGTATGGAACCTCTGCGTTTGATTCGTTGAGAGGGTAGGCGATGAGGGTTACGCTCATAGGATGTTGTTCTTGTAAGCCACGGCAACCTCGACCTGCAACTGCGTGAGGCGGTCGTTCCTTCGGGTCGTGAATTGGTAAGTGTTGGCGTTGACGATGGCTTCGACGAGTTGCCCATCCAGTTCAAGCCATACCTGCCCCGACCTGACCATCTCAATAAGCCAAGCAGATTCAGCATCGGTCAGCCAATCGGAGTTGAGTGCGTAAACGTAATCGAACTCCCCAGCCCAAACCTTGTCGTAGGTGGTGGTCGCATAAACATCCGAGTTGTAGCCAAACGTCTGCCTGCTTATATTGGCCCTCTTGCGGTTCTTCAATGTGAAGACATACGCATCAAGCCCGCCCCACTTGTTTTGGAAGTGAACCGGGATGGAGTTAAAACGCTCGCAAAGACCCTTCGTATAGGTGTACTCCTGACCAAAAGCGTCGTAGTTGTCCTCGTATAGTTCGTTGAATCGTTCCTCCAAGCAGAATGAACTTTCGGCTGGGTCGGCTCCATCCGCATCGCAGCGTTGATTAAAATCGTTCCAAGCGGAGTCCCCGAAGGCAATGGTGTAGTATTCGCCTTCATCGGACGGGAACAGGTACTCACCGCTGAACCCGTCGCTGGCTTGACCCGAAGTCAATGCCCGGATATTGGACGGCCCTGCACCAAAGCGGACGACTTGCTGCACCGCTGGTTGGCCGTTGTTGACCGTGTAAACCCGTGTAAGCGTACCCCCTGCCGTGTAGTAGCGAATGAGGGCTTTATCAAAGTTGGCCGTTGTGGTTCCCTTCCCTTGAGCGAGCCACCTCGCCTCGGTGTTGGAATGCCACACGAATCGCGTCGGGGTGGTCAAAGCCAAACTACCCAAAAGCGTACCCGAAGGGAATCGAGTCGCAGAATTGTAGGATTGGAACTCCAACTGCTCCAAGTTCCCTGCAAACCCCATGACCCCGCTGACGGTGGTAACGGTTCCCGTCTGCACGACTGGGGTGTTGCCGTATTCGTCGAAGAAGTCCAAGCGATACCCCGAATAATAACCCGAATGATTGCTGAATGCGGTCTGCGTCAGCGATGGCTTGGTCGGTGCAATCAGCGTTTCAACGACCTTGGCAACGTCGAAGAATCCGAAGTTGGTGGTGGGCAGTTTGTCGCACTTTAACCGGGCGTATGTACTCCCTGCATTGTCTTTGACATCGCAAACGAATCGGTAATTAGGCTGGGCTATCTCGTTGCTGCTGACCTTGAAAAGCATCTTGTTGTAAACGGGGGTTGCCACTTGGGGCGACCCTGAAAGGACGGTTGTTGCCATTTTACAGTTTGGTTGCTACGCTTATGGATTTGCCAAGGGTTTCAGCGATGGTGTTCACCAAAACGTCTATCATTTCGGGGGATAGGGCGTTAGACATGAAGTTCGTGGCCCGTGTTCCTCGCTGGAATACCCAATAGGCAACCGACCTGCCATCCACCAACCCTTGCTCCTGCTTCGTCCGCATCCGCTTGAGTTCACGCGAATAGGTCGGCACAACAAGTTTTTCCTTGTTGGCTATCCAATCGGCCATGGCTTGGGCAGGTGGGAACTTGTCCCTGTATTGGAATGGCGACCTCGGAGCCTTTACGCTTGACGTTTTGCCTCGCACCCCTTGGTCCACGTACTTCCAATAGGGGTTAGCCATGATAGCCACCACGATTTGCTTTGCGGATAGTTCGATGTCCTCCGGCACGATAGATGCGGAGAGCGTTCCCCCTGCATTGGCGTTTGCTGCTTCGAGGTTCTTCTTCGCAAGTTCGATGACCCGTTCAATCCATTTGACCAGCACGTCGTGGGTTGGCGACTTGCCTCCACCTTTGGGTCCGACGACTGAACCAATCCCCTCCAAAGCGGTTTCGTCGATGCCTTTCATCGAACCGCTACCGAACTTACCTACGGGCTTGCCATTGGCGAGGATGGTTGTTTCCATGTGGGTAAATGTCCCCCGTGCTGGAATGTGTCTATCTGCGTCTTGCTCTTTCCGCCTCCATCCTCTCCGCTTCCAAGATGTCGTGAATCAGGAGCGCATAGTTCAAGAACTCCACCGCCTTCATGGCAAAGATGGCATCGAACTTCAGTACGTCCTTGTTAGCCATCCGCCACACCACCATCAGCCATCCGTACCCGGCAAGAGGGCTTACGTCAGCCCCTCGGCCTTCGTCATCAGGTGCTTGGAATAGTCGCTCAAAACTTTCAAGTAGGACTCTGAACTTAGCAAAAAAAAACTGACAACCCCCCAAACGTCCCCGACCTTGGCGTGTTTCTTCATCAGTTCGGCTCGCTCCGCATGGGCAGCACCGTCGTACTTTTTCGGGAAGAATCCGAATAGGCCACCCTCTCTTGACAATGTAGCCATGATGCGGTGGAGGTTCTGCAGGAGTTGTTTCTCGTCCGTGGTGTTTGCGTCCATTAACTCTATCAACTGCCCAGCCGTCAACTCATCCGTGAACACCGTTGGAATCCACCACTTGCCCCCGGCTTTGAACTTTCGCTTGTACCCAAGGGCAGGCAATGCGTTCCACTCGCTGATAATAGCCTTGTAACGCTTTAGGACGCTCTTGGCGGGCATTTCTCGGACGAGTGATATATCCACCCCCTCAACGATTGCGACGACTCCTGCACGCTTGTCGTAGTCCCCAAGGACACTGGAGAACTCAATGGCTCCGATGCGCTGGAACTGGTCGATGGTCAGGTCTTGGAGTTTCATCGCTTAAAGATGGTTTTAATATCCCTGCTTCCGTGTTTGTAATTGTTCGTTAGGTGGAACACCTTGCAATGGTCCGCAAGTTCGCCCTGCTCCGTGAACTCCAGCATCGGCTTCAAGCCAAGCGACCAAATCGGGAAAGATGCAAGGCTCTCCCTGTAAAGGCCATTGTTCGGGATATGGTCAAGTTCGCCCGGATTACGGGTCAGTACCTCCTTGAGCCTCTTGACGCTGAACATCCAAAAAGCGTGGTAGTTGATGTAATAAGGCAGGCTCATATAGTCCTTGCCGTTGTACTGACACCACACCGAGCCGGGCAGGTCTTGGTTAATGTCGGGAGTGCATTCGCCTTCCTTGTCGTCGTAGGTTTCAATGCGAGTGAAGGATGGGTACAAGCCATCGGCAAACATCGAATCGAACCGCTCCGTGAAGTTGACGAAGCCTTCCTTGGGCAGCATCATGTCGTCCTCAAAGTAGGCCACCCAGTCAAAATACTTGTAGGTTTCCTTGATGCGGGTGCGGTGTACTGCAGTCAAAGCCCAAGGGTGAGCCAGTTGCGTATGAGCGTGGACCGTTACAGGTTGGTCCGCAAGCAGCCCCACGACTTCGGGGTCGTTGGTGTCCACGAAGATGTCTGCCTGCACGGGGTAGGACTTGATAGCCTCAATGACCCGGATGAGGTTTGGTATCCTTTCGGGGTTGTGGTGGTAGGCGATGTTGGCGAGTAACCTCATGGCTTCAAAATGTACCAAGAATCGTTTTGTGGTTCTTCGCTTGGCGTGAATGATTTTCCAAATTCCTCAAGGGCTTGGGCTACCCCCGAAAGGGAACGGTCATGTCCGCATAGCACACCGCCCGGTTTGACCTTGGCCCAATAGTTGGTGATGTCGTGCAAGGCCCATTTGTAGGAATGGTCCCCATCGATGTAAATGAAGTCAAAGGATTCATCGGCAAGGAACTCCAAGGCTTTGTCCGAAAAGTGCTTAATAATGTTGACACGGTCAACGTAGGGCTTCAATCGCTCAAAGGCGATGTATTCGTGGCCCTTCATTGTGCTTCCATCAATAAAGCCCCACCAATCTTGATAGCCCTCAAATGGGTCAATTAGCGTGATGTGCAGGTTCGGGAATTTGTCAAGCAGCCTCACGGAGTTGTGGGCTTCCCATACGCCTATCTCGATTCCCGTGATAGGTCGGTTGGTGGGGATGTGTTGGTACATGGTTAGAAGGTTATGACAAAGCGTTCAGGTGAAGGCCAGCCGGGGTTGGAATCAAAGACCTTGGTGTCGGGTTTCTTTCCTATCCAATGCTCGGCTTGGAATCGGTGGTCCCTTGCAGGTTCTCCAAGTTGCTTGATATGCTCGGACTTGGCCCACCAAAAGTTGCCCCCAAAGTAGGGATAGCCATCGGGGTTGTTGTGGTCCGCCATGTGAGGGAACTGCTCCTTGGTAATCCAATGACATCCTACGGCATCGACTCCTTCAAGCAGTTGCAGGGACCGCTCCCAAGCCACAACGTTGAAGAACAGCATGGACCTCCCCCATAGTTGGGTGGTCAAGGATGGATTCGCAGCCCCCTTGGTATGGGCGTAGAGGTACACGGCTTCCTCTTCTTGGCTCGCCCGGTACATCTCGGTAAGGGTCGCCTGCTCCCAAGCATTGGTTCGGGTAACCACGACCTTGACCTTATCAGCCACCATTGACCCTTCCAGCACCTCCTTGACCGCCTTGCGTTGTTCGGGTGGACCGACGATGCCGACCCTTATCTCATCCAAGACCCCGATAAGCCCGTAATTGCAGACCGCCATCATGTGCTGGTTCAGTATCAACTGCCAGTTCCCTCCGCAATAGATGTGGTAGTAGTGGACGACTTTCATAAGGTCCAAAGGAGGGTTAGAAGGGTGATGATGAAGAAAACGGCTGCAAGCGTCTTGCCGATTTCGATTAGCAGGTCAAGGATTTGTTCCTTGTTCATCATTGAACCTTGCACTTGTTGCACTTGTAAATTCAATAAACTCCTCTGGCGCATACTTCTTGCCAACTCCAATCGGGTCTTTGGTGTATGCCACAAGTTCTGCCATCGCTTCCTCAATGCTCTCAGAGGCAAATGACTTGCATCCCACCTTGACAAGGCATCCTCGGTCAAAGAATATGATTTCAACATTCCATTGCTTTAATCGTCTGATTTGTTCCTGTGTCATTGTTTAGGGGTTTAGTACTGCAAAGTTACACCACAACATACTTCCCTGAGTTGCTAACCCTCAATTTGTTAAGTGCCACATACCGCATCGCATCGCAGGCGTGGTTGAAGGAATCAATCGGAACCCCCGTGTTCTTGCCTTCTTTGTCCGTAGCCCAAGTGTAGGACCGCAGTTCTTTAATCAGGTTTGTGCTATCCTTGGTTACCTGCAATTTGAACCTTTTGAGAATGTCAATCCCGTTCCTGACCGAATCGGGACCCTTCTCCGCTGGCTTGATGTTAAAGCCAAGGCGGTAGATTTCTTCGATGCTCTTGGGTTCGGCTGAATCCGCCACGATCTCCCAAGCCCTTGTGATGCCCAGCGTCCGCAACTTGTCTGCGATGTCTTGGTTCGTGAGGCCCGTGGAGTACAGTAGTTCCTGAATCAGCAGGCAGTCCCCTTGGCGGTAGATGGCGACCAAGGCCGTAGGGTCGTTGCTGAAGCCCCAGTCAAGCCCAAGGGCGACGAATTTGGCACGGCTGACATCGATACCCTCCACCACCTCGAAGTCCTCGTAGATGGCTCCCTGAAGCGTCCCGACCTGACCGAGGCCGTAGACCTTGTACCAGTTGGCCCAATACTCCGAAGTTTCAGCCTTGACCCTCGCTTTCTCGATGAAGTCCCTCGCACTCTTGGGGCAGGCTTCGTTGTCCTTGTAGGTTAGAATGAGGAAGTCCACGTCCTCATCGTGCATCAGTTCGGAGTGAAACCAAAACTCGTTGACCGGGTTCCAGTCAAGGATAACCGACTGCTTGGTTCGTGCAGCCAATTCCGTGTAAGCGTGGAAGGAGAGGTTGTTGGCCTCGTTCATGTAGAGCCTGTCCCTCCTTGCACCCCTTAACTTGGAGTCATCGTCAGCCGAAAAGAACTCGATGTAAGAGCCGTTAGCGAACTTGTACCGAAAGTCGGTGGCGTTCCATCGGGCAGCGTTGAACCGCCCAGTCACGGTCATAATCTTCATGAAGTCCCTCATGGCCCCACGCTTGAGGTGTGGGATGGATTCGGCTACGACGCTCGTTTCCGTGTAGGGATTCTTCGTGCAATGGTCAATCTCAACGGCAAGGATGGAATACGTCTTGGATGCGGACGAGCCGCCTTGTACCCCTTTGACGAACCGCTTTAACTCACGGACCTTATTTACGGCCGTGGTTCGGATGAACTTCTCCTGCTCTTTTACTGGCATCAGTCATTGTCAGGGAATAGGGGCTGCTCGATGTGGACCGTGTTCTCTTGGCGTTCCACAAGGTTGTTGAGGCGTTGAGTGATGGATGGGTTGTACTGACCAACCATGCCCCCCTCAATTTGGTCTTGACGGATGGTTCGCCTTATACGCGAGCAGATGGCTACATAGTCGTCATATCGCTTGTCCCTGTTTGTAAAATAGGCCCCAAGGTCCTCAATGATACCTGCATCCGCACACCAGTTCTCAAAGCCTTCTAAGGTCAAGGGTCGCTCCAAAGGCTCATGCTGGGGGATAGCATCCTTGCCGGGGAATACCGTCTTGGTCCTTGGGTTTGCCTTGACCCCTGCCCGGTATGCCTCAAAGTACTCCCACATCTTTTCGGGAGTTTCGAT